AGGATTTGGTTCTGAAGCTCTGGGTCAAGTTTAACTCCAAGAGCAGTCGCTACTAAGATGATACCACGCCATGTCGAATTCTCGGACAGGCGTTGCAATACGATGTTTACGATTTTCATTTGTCTTTTATGGTTTTAGAGAATTGCTCAAATGCAAATATTACACTTGGGTCTTCTTTCTCTGTTTCTGTTTTGTTTTCTGGTTTGATGCGCGGAATATACGACACCGCCAATTTGAGTTGGACTAAACCAAGTTTACCTTGATCTTTTCCAATTGGAGGTATCGGTATATTTACGCAGGAGGAAAGTAGTATCGCCGATATTATCGTTAACGATAGTTTCATTTGTCTTGATTGCGTTTAATTTTTGAAAGCATCAGAAATATTGATACCCATGCAGCGATAATCGCGCTCAAGGATGCCAAGATTCGGAACCAAATATCTAACTCAGGTAACATAGAAATCATTACAGCAAAAACGCTGTATATTGTGCCAACATATCCAGTTCCATTTGATAGTCCGTTATCAGGGTTCATAAATCTTGTGGTTGATCTGGGTATTTAAGGTCTAAATTTTTAATTTGGTCTTCGCATTCTTGTTCTGTTCCGACAAATAATGTGCTTTGAGTTGCGATTGATTGGTCTGTTTGCTCGTAAAGCACAATTAGCTTATCGGCGTAAACCAACTTCCAGTTGCCTGTAGAATCATCGTATGACCAACCATTTTCACTTGGAGGAATTATCATGGGACTGTAACTGAAAGTGTTGAGGTTGCGGAAGCGTATGTTGCTGTTGTTCCAACTGGCACACCCACCAAAGTTGCTGATGCGTATGAATTAGTTGTTGCCCCCGGAAAGAATCGGAATGTTGTTGTTCCAGATGGAGGTGAAACATTGAATGAAACGGAAAGAGTTGTATTTGTAAAAGTGGCAGTTCCTGTGCTTGCTCCGCTTGTTTTTGGAACGATAATGCTCCCAGCAGAAATTGATGTCGCTCCAGTATAAGTATTATTACCAGTCAGCGTAAGTGTCCCAGTCCCGTTTTGCACGATAGAACCACTCAATATTGCTCCGTTGATAACAAGATTTCCCGAGCCTACTTGGGTTATTGTTCCCGTTGCGCCAAGGTTTATTGTTCCGCTCATCGTTTGTGTTCCGCTACCCTCTTTGCGGAAAGACCCGTCAGCATAGTTTCTTGTAAGAGTTCCCGTATAGGTTCCACCCCCATTGTTCACGCCGACAATAATAGTGGATGCGCCTACTGTGAAGTATGTGCTGTTCCCGGTAAGAGCATTAACAATGACATTATTTGCAGCTATGTAAAGTACGCCAGAAACATTTAAGTCCGCAAGGTTACCCGTCCAAGGATCATTGCCAAAACCATAGGAGAGACCTCCTGTGCTTTTAATATCAATCAATCCACCCGCTCCCATACTAATAGTTAAAGGTGGAGCAATTGCCGATATCACGCTTACAATATTTACTGTTCCGTTGCCAAGTAAAGTAAGACTTGCTGTTGGAGAATAACCCAAGTTAAGAACAGCAGCAGAATTAATAGTGTAGGATGGGGTGAGATAACTATTATTTACTGTCAAGATTCCACCAGAGATTATCGTCGATCCTGTGTAACTCAAAGTTCCGTTAAGTGTAAGACCACCGATTCCGTTTTTAATTAAACCAGTTGTTCCTGTAATTGCCGCCGAAATTGTTGTGCTTAAATAGCACATAAACTGACGGAAGGATGCCGTAGCGGATGCAATTGCTTTTACATCGCTTGTCCCAACTTCTGCTGCTGTGGAGTTCGTTAAAATCATCCTACGATTACATAGAGTGTATTAGCATCTGGAGTTACGATTGCATTGTATCCAGCTTGCGTAATTTGAACGATGTTGGAAAGTTGCGTTGCTCCTGTAAGTCCTGTGATATCTGACACAACAACATTTGCCGGAACTGCGCCAGTAGCACCCGTTGAACCTTGCGTTCCAACTCCAGTAGCACCAGTCGATCCAATTGGCCCAGTCAAGCCAGTTGCTCCGCGAGGGCCAATGCTTCCCGTTGAACCTTGTTGGCCTGTTAAACCTTGTTGACCTGTAGCTCCTGTAGAACCAGATGCGCCAATGCCAGTAGAACCCGTCAAGCCAGTAGAACCCTGCGTTCCAATCCCAGTTGCTCCAGTTGCACCTGTTGCTCCCTGTGTTCCAACACCTGTTGCGCCAGCAGGCCCGGTCGAACCAACATCTCCAGCAGCAGAAAAAACCCATCCAGTCGCAGTCCCACCAGATCGTGTTATAACATTGATTGTCAATATAAATCCAATCCACGCAGTAATCGTTCCTTCAAACCAATTCGTAGGACTATTTGTAACTCTTACATATTGATTTACGAAGAAAGCGGATTCAGAGTTTTGCTTGCTTACAGTTATTGTTTTATTACCAGTTCCAGACAAAATTATACCTGCTGATGTTAAGTCATATCCTAAACCTGTGGCTCCTGTAGCTCCTGTTGGGCCACCGCTTGGCCCAGTAGAACCTGTGAGTCCTGTTGCGCCTGTAGCTCCAATTCCTGTAGCCCCTGTCGCTCCACTTGCACCAATAGCCTTTTGTGCCAAGCAAGCTGACTGCGCTGCGCTCTCTGCGCTTTCTTTTGCAGACCTTGCGTATGACGCTACAATTATTGTTTCGTTGCAACAACTCATAGTGATTTATCGTTAACGATAATGTTTTTTAATCAATCTATCCGTTTAGAATGTTAAATGCTTCTGTAACTGTTTCCGAAAAAGAAAATGGTGGTATGCCCCAATCTTCTTTTGGAGTTGGTGATTGAACATACTCTGCAAGAATCATATTAGTCCATAATTTTACAGCATCAAGTTTAGGGCTTACCTTTCCTGCGATTTGAAGCTGTGCCGTTAGATCAAGTAGTGTGACTAATTGAGTTGGCCCATACCCTTCTTTTTCAAGCCAAGCATTTGCTGTATATGTTGTAGGAGGAGGAATAATCCAATATCCCGGCCCCCAAATTGCATCTGGTTCAGGTTGCGGAGGGGTTAGCTCATACTCTCCAAGTTTTGGATTACTTGTTTCTACCCAAAGATCAATCGTTTCTTGAGCGATGTCTTTGCGTTCAAATGTTGTTTTATTGTAGTAATTAGGCATATACTCTTGGGTGGGTTGCTACAGTTGCGCCGTTGTTGTTTGTAATCGTAAGACCTCCTTTTGGGTCGATGAGGTCGCGGACGAGAGGGGCGTAGAATACGAGATTCTGCGGGCGCACCTTGTCGCAGGTCATTCCTTTGGCGAGGGAGGCAATTTCGGCGTCGGAGAGCGCGGCATTCCAGATGCCGACTTCGGCAATGTTGCCGTTAAAATATAAACTTGTTGCGTTGCTCGCAGTTCTCGCTCCAATTTGTGTGCCTGTTGCAGCATTTTGAGTGCCTACATCGCTTGTGTTTGTTGCACCGCTTGCTCCGTTTGCAAAAATTTCGCGGGAGGTTGCCGAGCCAAATACAGCGCAAGCGTGATTCCACTCATTTAGCGTTGTGCTTCCCCCTTGCGCTTGAAAACTACCTCCGGTGCCAAGCGAAAACGCTCTAATTGGTCTGCCCGCTACATTGCCGTCAAATGTTAGTTGATTGCGGTGCGTTCCAGAGTTTTGACCAACGCAAATTAAAACTTGGGCAAGAGATTGCGTTGGATAAAACCAAGCCGCGATTGTCATTGGGCTTCCGCTCGCTGGCGCGGCTGCCATAGAAAGAAACTGATTCGTCCCGTTAAAGTTGCGGGCCATAATTAAGCAATTTGTTGAACCTCGACGGCGATGAGTTCGGCATCTCCTGTCATGGTATCGCTTCCGTTGTTCGCATCACGATTGATCTTTAGTCGGAACCCATCACCTGCTGTAAGAGAGTCAATCGTAGTAAGAGTAATTGTAGAATAGTTTGGCACTCCACTTGTAGCATTTGTAGTTGCTGTTATACTTGCCGCTGTATCAAATGAATCTGTGTCAATATCTGTGGTCATGCGCTCAAGCGAGGCATCCCACACGCAATCTCCAGATGTAGCAGTTGAAGCTGTCCAGATTAATGTAATTGAAAGACCGCTTGCAAGGTTAGCACCTTGTGGGCATACGGAAACAAAAATTGCAGACTCATCCGTAGAATCGTCAAAATCCAATACAGCAATACTATTGCGGGTATCCAATGTTGCAAAGTTTGTAGATGGAGGTTGATTACTTCCGTATCCAGTAAATCGAACAAGAGATTTTGTTAATGGGCCAGTAGCTCCAGTAGCTCCAGTAGCTCCAGTAGCTCCAACGCCAGTTGCACCTTGAACTCCTGTAGCACCTTGAGGCCCAAGTTGAGTATACATCACTTGTTGAGCGGTAACAATTACACTTGGAATTGCTGGTCTTGTTGGACTTGTTGCCCCTGCTTCGTGTATTAACTGTAAATTAATATCAGAGGTTCTCCACACCAGTTCGATGTAGTCTCCCGCTGACAATTTCAACATATAATTCCAAGCAGCAACTGTTTTTGCTGCTGCTGCACCACCTGCAACTGTTACTACAGTATTACTTTCTGGAATATCTGTTCCGTTTTTTCTAAACCAAATATCAATACTATCCGATCCAGAACCAGAAACCCTGTCTGCTTGCGCTGAAAATTGAATATTATATACGCCAGCATTTGCAAAAGTTATTTGACTATTTGAAACAACGCTAACTCCAGTAGAATCTGGGTCTGTATTGTTTAAAGTTATCGGATAAGCGGTAGTTGTATTTGCGGCACTCTGATCTTGATTTGACCAAAAAGCCCCCCAATATCCAGAAGCTCCACCAGCACCAGTCAATCCTGTTGCGCCTTGCGGGCCTGTAGCTCCTGTCGCGCCACTTGCGCCTATACCAGTAGCACCTGTGGCTCCGTCAGCACCAACAATTCCGGTAGCCCCAGTTGCGCCTTCAACGCCAGCAATACCTGTAGCTCCTGTAGAACCTTGACCTCCACTTACTCCCGTTGCTCCTGTTGATCCCACATCTCCCTGTATGCCAGTTGCGCCTGTGCTACCTTGTGAGCCAGTCAATCCGGTGGCTCCTGTGCTACCTTGACCGCCAGCAGTTCCTGTAGCTCCAGTTGCTCCATCAGTTCCAGCAATGCCAGTAGCACCAGTAGCACCTTGCCCTCCAGTTACTCCTGTAGCCCCAGTTGCTCCTACATCACCTTGAACACCAGTCGCGCCAGTTGATCCATCCGCTCCAGATACCCCAGTTGCGCCTGTTGCACCCGTGGAACCATCAACGCCAGTAAGACCTGTTGCGCCAGTCGCGCCATTGCTACCAGCAAGTCCAGTTGCCCCCGTTGAGCCTTGACTTCCAGCAGTTCCGGTAGCTCCTGTAGCACCATCAATTCCTGCTACACCTGTTGCTCCTGTAGAACCTTGATTTCCTGCAAGGCCAGTTGCTCCCGTGCTACCTGCAATTCCCGTTGATCCCGTTGCGCCTTGTAATCCGGTTAAACCTGTTGCCCCAGTGCTTCCTTGACTACCTGCAACGCCTGTCGCGCCAGTTGATCCAACTCCTGTAGCTCCAGTTGGGCCAGTTGATCCCGTGAGTCCTGTGGCACCTGTAACTCCTGTAGCCCCAACTCCTGTAGCTCCAGTAGCTCCGGTTGTTCCGATACCAGTTGCGCCAGTAGCCCCAATGCCTCCTGAGCCAACAGCATCAAGTTTACCTGTAAATGGATTAAAAGTGTATGCCATATTATGGGTAAGCTATTGTTATATTTACCAAGTTAGCATCGTTTGTTGTAGGAGGTTGAACTGCATAAACTAGGGTCAATGTAGCAACCACATTACCACTATTCAAATATTGAACTGTAGCAATGTTGTTTGTTGCTCCATAATATGTGAGGTCGATCTCATCATATTCTGGAACTTGAAATCCTTGGAGATTAGCTATGGCACTATAAATGTCATAGTTTTGCTGGTCTTCGGTAAGGTCTGTGAAACAATTTTTAGAGATGGCGGGCATAGCGAATCAAATGGTTTTGGAGTGCAGAGGGATTGAACCTCCGCACTCCGAGATTATCGTTAACGATATTACCAGTAGACGCCGATGGCGTAGGCGTTAACCTTGAGCGCACCGACATTGCCAGTAACATCAGCACCAGAAGCCACATCAGCACCAACATTCTCGTAGGTGAAGGTGGTTGTGTTCACAACAGTCACGCAGGCGTCAACGGCGTTGAAGCTGGTGTCCGTGAATCCAGTAATAGTGATGAGATCACCAGTAGTGAATCCGTGGGCTGCGCTAGTAGTAACGGTAGCAACGCCATTTGTGCGAGCCTTGGTTGCGGTGACTTGACCTTCTCCAACAGTGCTTTTAACGATGGTAAGGACGTCTGATCCAGTAACAACGGGAACAGGGTTTGCAACGAGCGCAGGCTGATTGAAGGTTCTAACATCATCATTGGATGCGCTATAAGTAAGCGATGCCGTGATGTCGTTGGTTCCATCGGTTGCTTTCACAACGGGCTGGACAGCCCTTGCTCCAGTGCCTTTTTGGTAGACGTTTTCAAGGATGATATTGGTAACGAGAAATCGTGTGTCTTGATCGTTGAGTCGAGCAAGAACCACATTCCCGGACTCCAAAAGGTTGATGGTTTGAGGCCCGAAAAGAACCTCACGATTGGGTGTATATGGACGGCGAGTAGACATATTATTTAATTAGTTTTTTGGTTAAGATGCGAAGGCGTCTGCAAGAACCTCATTCGTAAGGTTCCATTGTGCGTCTTCAGTTAGCTGTTCAAAGCAGTTTTGTGTTACTGGTGATTCAACTCCAGCAATATCGGCAAGAGCAATGTAGAACTGGTAAAGTTTACCAGAAGTATTCATCTCGCTATAGCATCCAAGTGAAACTGGAGTTATTCCAGCAGCAGTTGAAAGCGTTCTCACGAATTGGTAAGAGCGATCTGGGTAACGAAGGTCTGTGAAGCAAGCCATTTTATTATTCCTTTCCCCCATTGAGGAGCGGGAGTTTTCCCGCCCCTCGTTAGGGATTATTGTTTAGGGTGCAACGATGTCGCCTACACCTTCGCAGGAGTAGCAATCAGGGTTCGTGCTGCAAGCGGTATAGGTGTTCAGTTCGCAGCAGGAGCCGTAAAGGTTACGGGCTTTCGGCATACGATGCAGGAACACATGGATGAGGGTTGGGTCTTTGACCTGTGCGGCAAGGCGGAACTGGGCTTGATAGAAGCCCGATTTGCGCCAGCGGTTGCACTCCCAATCTGGGTTCTTCCATTCCCAATCGCCAGCGTAGTTCTGGGTCATTTGTTGGGCTTGGCCGTATCCAGTCGAGGAAGGCATCGTCCACTTGGTCATCGCTTTATTCACCATCGCGGCAGAGATCGCAAAGTCTGCGTTCTGGTAGTCGCGGTTAGGAATATACGAGCATCCGTTCTCTTGAGCCACTTTCACATAGCGAGGAACGCGAACGAGGCGCGGCCATGTGGAAGCATCGCCTGCGCTGAACGCAGGGAGTGAGGCGTTGAAGGCGGAGTCCGCATTGAAACGGAGCGAGTTGATATCGTAACCGAAGCCGTAGTCGCCGATGATGCGGTTCACGCCTAGCTTGAGGCTAGTAAGGCGGCTGTCGAAGTCGGTGTTGGCATCCCAGTAACCATTGTTACGCTTGGCTTGGAAGTAGAGTCCACGGCCAACGCGAGGGTCAGGGATAACGATGTCGAGGAGAGGCATTCCAGCGGCCTCAGAGAGGTCGAGGCGGAAGGCGTCATCTTCGTTTTGGAGTTCGACGA